GCTTTTTTTTAGTATTCCCATCCAACAGCCCTCCTTATCTTCTGAGTCAGAATGTCAAACTGTAAGAATAATTCCCTGTCCTTACATTTCCTTGCTTTTATGTCACAGTCATAATCATTTATCTGATATTTCCCTTCTAACAGATCGCCATTATCCAGATATCTTTGAAAGACTCCTTTAGAAATCCCGAACCGTTCCAAAATTTCTATTCTGCTCATACTGTCGACGAATGTACCATCTGCTGTAACAATGTCATAAAGTTTCATCTTGTCTCCTTACTTATCTTTCTTATTCCGTACCCAACTGGAGTATATGCTCTGTCGGTACTGGGGTGGTTCGTCTTGAGCAAACCATCATCAACCAGATTATTGATATGCTTCCAGACCGTAGCTCTCCCGGCATCCACCCTTTCAGAAATCTCTGTAATTGACGGTGCATATCCAACCAGTTTAATATAACTGACGATATACATATAAATTTCTTTCCTGAGAGCCTGTCCCTGTTCGTATCTATTCTTTGTGTTGTACGGCATTTTGATTCTCCTTTTCCAATTCTTTTGCCTTATTAAACATCTTGGAAAGATAATTCGAATAAGCAACAAGCATGTGATCTACAAATCCATTTTTGTTATATTTTTCAGATACAACATGGATCTGTTCAACTACCTGCTGCCAGTATTCATCTTTTGCCTCAATTCCGGCAGTCTGGAGGACCAGTGCCGGAAAGTCAATCTGTAAAAACTTTATGGTGTTCGGTATCTGCTCATGCGTCACTCTCATACTTACGCACCTTCTTCTACCTCAAAACTCTGTTCAAGAAGTCGCTCGTTATCCTTGCTAAACGCCTTTATATAGCTCTGTTTTATCGGTCTGATAAAATGTATGCCGTTAGCTGATTTAGCCCGGGAAACAGCCACATAGAACTGTCCAGGATCCCAACAGCAAGGGTCAATGTTGATTTTTTCAAATGTCTGTCCCTGTGATTTATGAATGCTGATTGCCCAGGCAAGTTTTACCGGGAACTGAGAGAAAGAGCCTACTTTCTTACGGACAATCTTCTCTTTCACGATCTTCCGACCATCCTTTTCTTGTTCGGATTCCTCAATAACCTGTTTCTCAATGTCTTTATTGTATCTATATAAGCTAACTGTTTTGCCCTTATCAGTTTTGATAACCAGATAAGATTCTTCAAATTCTCCGTTTTCCACAATTTTCTGAATGATGCCAATCGTTCCATTAACGTAGTTTCCAGACAAATCATTGACTGTAATCATCACTTTTGCACCGATGTTAAGAATTAAGTCCTCTCTGGCAAATGCAATGTTCTTAATATCGGCAGATGTTAGCTCGCCGTCAACTGCTGCATGAAACACTTTTTCGGTCTTTTTATCCAACTTGCCAAGGAAAGTATTGTTAATTCTGTCAGCTTCTGCATTAGTGCCAACCAAGAACGGCGCTTCCGGTATAACTTTGTCTGATTCGTTGTTCTCCAGATATGCAATGGATTTTCTAATATTGTTGCCATATTTAATATCATTCAGCACATACTTAAATCCCTCATCATTCTGCCTGCATACCTCATCAAGTTTGATATATTCAAATCCCATTTCTTTCCAGTATTCAGACATGAAAGCATATCCATGTTCATACTTTCCACCCTTTCCATAATCAGATCCATACATCCGACAGAGAATTTTTCGATCGTCTGTCGTAATAACTGGCGGAAGCTGGTAGAAATCACCTATCACGATTAACTGAATGTCTTCTTTGTCCTCTCCGATCAGAAGTCTGTCAACTGCTCTCTCTTCATTCTCCGTGATGATCGTCTTTGCAATCATATTGAACAAATCGAACCGGCACATGCTGATTTCATCAATGATAAGAACATCTGCTTCTTTCAGAAGTTCAGCTCTGGATTTCACCTTTTTCTTATAGTCCTCAAATTTAATTGAAATATTCAATGCTCGGTGTACGGTAGTTGCCCCATATCCGATATTATCCGCTGCAATTCCAGTAGTGGCGGATACCAGAATATTTTTACCAGCTTTTTCCGCCTCATCGATGAACGTTTGGATAACCGTTGTCTTGCCTGTTCCTGCGTCACCTGTCAGAAAAACATTACTGCCAGACAGCATTGTATCTAATGCATATCTTTGCTTTTTATTGAGATCGTCTTTTTTCATTTTGTAACCACTCCTTGTAATAATTATGTTAACTGAATATTTTTGCAATATTCAGTTAATTTTGTTATAATAAATCTAATTGCATATACTTTTTAATTTTGTAACCCGTGTGTAACCGGCTTTTTTAATCCACTGGTTACGCCACAAACCCTTATTTTATGTGGGCTTCAGAGGTGTGTAACCGTGTAACCAATGTAACCAAGGTTTTTATATAGGAGAATCACTAGAGTATATGTTTTTTATACACTCTCAAACTTTCTCCTATAGGATGTTTTTTTTCGTGTTACAACGGTTACATGGTTACAAATTACGAAAACGGAACATTTGTTTCGGCATCAGCTGGCAGAAAACCAGTTTCAATAACCTCATTTTCTTGCTCGTTTTCAAGACTTTTTATATCAACAATCTTTACCGCAATAAGCCTCATTACACTTCCACCGTCTCTTTTTAGTACCGTATCTCTTTTTCCTGTGTGCTTGATTAACTCTCGATTAATCGCCCAGGCCGAAAAGGCTTTTCTGGAGAATCCATTGTTCTTCAAAAGGTTTTCAAGAGGTTTCGGATAAAAATATACATATACATCTCCATATTCATCTGGCGTTTCCTTGAATCCCCACTGATCACAGCTAAATTGCGCATCAAAGTGCTGTCCGTACACTGAGAGACTTTCAAGAATGAATTCATAGCATCTCTGACCTTCTGATACATCTTTCTTGCGTGTAGGTATGTCTACAACGTCCTCGACCGTCAGCTCACGTCCATCCTTAAATATGAAATCTGTAGCTAATTTGTCAGCCAGCAGAAGTGTAGATATTGCCATTACCTGCTTTGCTGGAAAGTCATATCCGTCAAAACCTTTCTCAATTTCGGCTTTCATTTCTTTCAGATCATCCGATGTGAACTGTTTGAGATTTCCAACGAACACTCTTCCAGCAAAGCCGTAGTTCTTCACGACAATGCCGTTAATCTCTGCTGGATTCTCGTAAATATCCTCACAGCATTCAATTTCAATAATTCTGTTGATAGCTCCGCCGGAATCTGCAAATTCCGAAATAGGGTTCTCACCGTTGCAAATAGTCACATTACTCCATGTATTTTCCTTAGCTGCTCCGAGGTCCTTATTTGAACGTGCTTTTCCTTTGCCAGAACAGAGATTGTAAATCAATGTTTCGTAGTTATCCCGGATATACTGAGAAGCATTCTTCGAGTCGTCCAGAATCATCGGAAAGTTATTGAGCATATCTGCCCTTGTCTCCAATGATGTATCTGTTGAACGAAAATTCCCAACGTAGGCTCCCGGTGCCGGATTCCCCCAAACCGATGCCGCTATATTGATTGTTACCGTCTTTCCGCCTCCTGTCTGCCCATAGAAATCTACGATGAACGGTAGCGCATCAAGCGGCTGTATAAGAACACTCGCAAAAGATGCTGCCAGTGCTATTCGCGGTTCCAATCGTCCGCATGATCGTAGCTGCTTAGCCAGAGTCACCCACTTGAAGTAGTCTCCACTTTCCTGTATACTTTGGAATAGCGTTTTAAAGCGGTATTCACCGTCAAAAACGATTGAAAGGTCGTAAGGGACAAATGTATTACCATGCCACCCCAGTTTGCTTGTAGAGTGCTGTATGTCGATCATATCGGCATTGTACATTTCAACATCCGCCAGATACTTTACGAGAAGCCTTGCATTCTCTGAGTTGACCTGCACCCCGAACCTTGCAAGATTAGTTATTGCCCTGGAAGTCACAATGTCAATTTTTGGAACAGTTATTTCTGTCCAATATCCATCCCTTTTAAAAGCCACCGTGATCTGTTCCTCTCCTGTCTCGATGTTTTTTAGACGACGTATCGGCATGATCGGGTGGTGACATACAAGTTCTCTTGCCTTAGATGTTTCAGAGGAAAATATTCCGTTCTCTGTAGCTATCCAGCTACCACAAGCCATGTTAGGATATTCCTTATCAACAGAATCAGGATAAAAGTTTGTGATGTTTTCAACTAACTGCATAGAACGATTTACTTTTTCTTCTTTTTCCTTTTCCTGTTCTGCTTTCTGGAATCCCTTTATGAACTCTTCTGCTATATGCTTCGCTTTCACACTTTTTGCCCGGTCCATCAGCTTAAACTTGATTTCTGAGCGGTCAATTTTACTTTTTACTGAAAAAAGCTCTTCATACAACTGCTTTTCCATAAAGTCTTGTGCCTGTAAGTTTTCAATATTTTCAAGAATTTTTCTCACCTCCTGACTTAGCTGATAACATTTCGTATCTGCTTTTTTCTTTCTCAAGATTAAACTGGCACATATACCACTCTTCTGAATCAGGAGGGAACGTTTTTAGTGCTGTTTCGTACATAAGTATGTTCTTTTCTACCTGCTCAATCTCATTAGGATCCTGAACAGGGTTGTGTTTTTTTGATTTAATATCTCGCATTTCATGTCTGATCTGGTTGCGGCTTTTACCTTTTTTTGATATATAAGTGCCACCCAGCTCAATAAACGCCGTACTAAAAGGGACGGATTCGTATTGCATCACAAAATCAAACACATCACCGCCAGTTCCACAGCCGAAACAGTAAAAGGAATCATCGTAGATTTTGCAGGATGCTGACTTTTCCTTGTGAAAAGGGCAACATATAAATCCTGCTCTATTCGGCCTTAGCCCGTACCTGGAGAGAATTTCTGGCATTTTTACTGACTGTTTGATTTCTCCCTTAGTCATGACAGCAGCTCCACGATCCGCCACCCAGTTTCTTCTTTCGTGCAGAATTCAAATCGGACTCCGTATCTATCTCTGATTGTGCAGAGAGATTTATACAACTGGCAGCCATCAACAGCCTTGTCAGAGATTACAGTCTTTACTTTTTTGCCGTTTATCGTCCTCCAGATAACTTTGTGTTTCCTTGGGTTCTCCCAAAAATACACATCGCCAACTGATTTAATATCTGGTCCATGTTCACATAGGATAATCAGCTGAATACCGGCTTCACGTGCCCTGATAAGTTCTGCCTTGAATCTTTCGTGTTGCTGGCAGACATTTCCACAAAGCTCTTGTAAATCCTTCTTACGGTCAATACAGAGCTTTGCGTTGTCAAGCGACTGATAATCTCCACAATATAACTTTGATCTGAAATACTGTACTCCAATGTCATCAAACTGTTTTTGAATCCGTTCCCATTCCTTTTTGTGTTCTCTTGTGTCCGCTTGTATAACCATTAAAAACACATCCTTTTAATTGAACGGAAGGACATCATCTGCCACGCTGTCTGGAATACTCATGAAGTCCGTACCTGACGGATTTGCTCCCATGATAGCTTCTTCTTTCAGATGATCGTCATAGGCTTTTGTGGTACGCTCTTCTGGGATATCTGCATCCTTAATTCCCTCAATACTTCGGAACCATGCAAGCTTGTGACGTTTTACTTCTTTGTTATCGTACCAGTCTTTTTCAAGACGGAAGATTCCACCGATCAGCTTTCCTTTAAACTGCTGCCCGAAGTTATCGCCCCACTTAACGGCAAATCCCGGATTTGATTTTTCTACGCATGTGATAAATGTTTTAAGGTTACGGACACCATAATCTACACCCTCATCAATAACCATGTAATTAGTACCTGCATTCGGATATTTCTTGTCTGGACGGATATCGTTCTCAAACTGTTTCATGAAATAGCCGGCCTGTTCGTCTCCTTCTGCGAAATCAAACAAGATAACGAGCATATCGAGTCCACCCTGTGTTTTTTTCTCTGATATCTGTTTAATTACCATCTTATGACCACCAAGCTTAATTGGTTCAAATTCTCCTGCTGCCTGTGTAGTATCATACGCTGTTGGTTTATTCATCTTTATTCTCTCCTTTTCCTAATTCGTAGTAATCTCTAATAACCTTGTCAACTTCTGCAAGGTCGTTATCAATAGTTAAGCTGTCAAACATCCCGATCGGGGACTTACTTACCGCTCCCTGACTGGACTGAGTGACAAATAAGTGCTTTCCACTCTCTTCGATGCATCGAAGAACGATAGTAAACATGCCCTCGATGCAAACTTTTTCGTCCAGAAGCTTACCAATTGTCTTAGGTTTTACTTCCCCTGAATCATCTTTTTCTTCATGCATCATAAGGTAAACAATTTTATTCTGCGGTACTTTTGTTACAATGAACTGAATAAGATTCCAGAAGTAGTCTCCGATATCATTGTACAGAGCGAACACTGCATTACCTTTTCCAGCAGAAGCGTGCCCCTTCATGAAATGATTCGTAATAAGATATCCTGCATCATCAATTACGATAGACTCTGCTTTTGATGCGATCAGGCACTTCATTACCTGCTGGTAATCATCTGTAAACCATCCGTCAATCTTTCCTTTAAACGGAAGCGGTTTATTCAATACTCTAATAAGATTCCAGTGTTCATTCTGGCAGTTCCTAAGACTGGTACTCTTGCCAGAACCAGATTTTCCAATAATTAATACGGGTGTTGCCATTGCTATTCCTCCTTGTCATAAACTACATGTTTACTGCCCTCGATAATCAGCAAACTTGCAATATCTTTCATTGATAAGGTTGATTCGTTATAAATTTCAACCAGTGCATTGTAAGCGTCTGTTGAAACTTTCACGACAGGGTTATCCTTATCAGTTGCCGGTTGTTTCTTTCTCGCCGGAATACGGATTTCAAATTCACTCACTGATACTTTCCTCCTTATATGATTTCTGAGCCGTTAAAAGCCCGTTTAGAGCCTGCACGTAGCTCGCCAATGTTCTTGCCTTGTATGATTCTTCAATAGGGTTATCTGGGACAATAGAAAGCTGCCCGTCTATCAAATTAAGAATTTCATTAATCCTCTCCTGCATCTTTCTCCACCTCGCTAAAAAAACAGTAAACATTGTCAGAACCATCTCCCCTTGCAGGGTTAATACCGCCTCCCGGAAGCAACCCACTGGCACTATGATATTCAAGATGATTCAGATACATGTCCGGGTTCTCCCAGTCGATAATGTACTGCTTTCGCTTATTCAGCTCTGACAGAAGCTCATTTACTGTCGTTATCAGTTCCATTGTCGGCAGGAGCTTCAGCTCCATTTGGTTCAACATCTAACGGGCACCTCCTATCTATCAGAAGTTCCAGCAAGAATGCTTTGATTTTATTAAGCTTTTCACGGCTTTCTTTCTCGGAAAATGGATTAAAAGATACATTCTGATATAAATCCCATTTAAATTTGCCTTTGGGGAGGAGAACATCTTCCTTCCTTTTAACCCCTCTTACTTCCAAACCGTAGCCCGAAAAATCAAATGTGACACTTGCTGTCGGAACTTCGTTCACAACTCTTTTGCATAATCCATATATTTCATCAATCTCTTTCTCGAACATCTTCTTATCCTCCTTATTTCCTACTGCCAGTCTGCTTCCATCTGGCGTACCGCCCATGCTGCCGAGATACCGAAAAAGATGTTCAGCCAGATAGGTATATTCACATATTTCCCGGCAAGCATACAAACAGCAATTAGCATATACTCTTTCATTTTATTTCTCCCAGAATCCACGCAAGGTTGCTCGCTACCAGTGCGGTAGCCGTCACAATCCATGCCGTGAACCATCTTTTTGACTTTTTCTTGCTTTCTTCGACAATTTCAGTCGCAAGTGCTACTTCGATGTCAGCCCATGTTGGCTGATTTTCGTTTTTAATTTCACTCATATCTAGCTAATTTCTCCTTATTTTTTCTTATTTGTCTTTACAATTAGCAGATAGAGGCTTATAATTAACCTGTATCTACTAAGCGCGATTTAGTAGATGCAAGCTCCGGGGTGGAGGTTCCAGCTCCCTCCGGGGCACCTACTTATTAAGAGCAGCTTTGCCTTTCCAGACATGACCAGTTACTTCATAAACTTTCCTAGGGCTTATGATGTATGTAATTCGTCCACCGGAAAGGCTTTTTGCTGGCTTGTTATTCTGCACAGCCACTCCAATTGGCAACCATCCGTACACAATCCCTGCCCGGATTGCTGTTACAGGAAGTCCGATCAATTGGCTCGCGTCGGCTACGGTCAGAATTTCTGACGAGAATTCCGGCATCTGTGGAATGCCTGATATGATTCTCGCAACCTCTGCAGCGAACTGATGGACTTCTGCATTTTCTTTGATGTAAGTATCAACCTCGCTCATTTCATACTCCTTTCTTATTTTTTTTAGAAAAATCTTTCGTCTTCCCATCAACCTATTGTATTTCCTTTCCCCTCTACCTATAATGCATTTACAGGCACCGACACGCTGAGTATAACGAAAGGGGAATTATATGGTTGAAACAATTACACGACTGTATCATTGCCACAAGATTCACAAACACGTGACTGTTTATGAAGAGTATGAGGTTTCTGATAGCGGTCGCCACCTACTGCGGTGCTCATGTCCATATCATCAATACACGGAAATGAAGCCGCGCTGTGATGGGTATAATGACCATGGTTTTCAATGTGGTTATGCAAAAAATCAATAACCAGGCTCACTAACTCATCTGGTCGCTCACTTGGCGATAGGTAACAGTAAAGCCGAAGGTCACATTTGCAACAGTCTCCACCAGATTCTTTGCAGTGCTGACTGACGGCTTTATTAAATTGTAATGCGTCCATTTATGCTCCTTTCTAATTCAATTTAATTGAAGTTATTTGGCACAAAAATAAAGTCCATAGGAATTCCAGAAAGCTCACTCATTTTTCTGAGCTGTGATAATGTCGGCTCTGTTTTTCCTTTTTCCCAATTAACTACAGTTGCATTGGAAATACCGAATATTTCAGCCCATTCTTTCTGATTACATCCTGCGTTTACTCGAACAGCTTCTAATGAAATTTTTGGCATTTGCTCATCTCCTTTCTTAACTTCTGAGCTTATTATAATTCAACTGTATTGAATTGTCAACACCAAAATTCAAAATAATTGAATTAACTATTGAATTTTTTATAAATATGATGTACAATACAAAATGTAAGGAGGAAAAGAATCATGACAACCATGACAACTGAAGAACAGAAAAAGATCTTCTCGAATAACCTTAATAAGTACATTTCAAGAAGTGGGAAACAGCAAAAGGAAATCGCTGAAGCCATTGGAACAAACGCATCTACATTTAATATGTGGTGCAAAGGTAATTCGATGCCAGGAACCGGAAAGATTAGAGCCTTAGCCGATTATTTCCGAATAAGAATGTCAGATTTGACAGATTTAAAAGAGAATCAAGACCCTGATATTGAATTTGGAGATGTAGTTACAAAAATCGAGCAGTCAGACCCTCGTTTCAAAAGAATAATTCTTGAATACGATAACCTGCCGCCCGATAAAAAAGATTTGTTATGTGATTTTTTTGAGAAGTTTATTTTCTAAAACACAAGGGTAGGAATCATTTTCCTGCCCTTTCTTCCTTATAAGCCCTTTTTACGCATCCGTAAATAAATTTTATCATTGATTCATTATGTATTTTCTGTATCATCTCAATAATCTCTTTCTTATAATCCATAAATAACCCTCCCTGTCGCAACTACCGCCTACACTACAATATATGTCCGGCTGTGGGAAATAGAACCGAACATTAGTTCGTTTTTGCTATTATACCACCAATCCCGACTCTTGGCAACTGCCAATGATATACATGAACTCTCACTATTTTATAGAAAAAAATATTTCTTTTTCATCTAAATCACTCTATTTCATTCTAAATCTTTACAACATGCTCTTAAAATGATAAAATAAAAATACCACGAATAACCGTACTTTACATAACATTGCAAAATCAGCGGTGCAAAATACATAATCCGCATGAAAAGTGCGAAGCGTGGCGAAAACATATTAGGAGGGTGTTTATCATGGATGAAAAGAAAAAATATTGTAAGCACTGCGGAGAACTTATTGACGACGACTGTATAGTATGCCCTAAGTGTGGAAAACAAGTAGAGCAGTTGACTTCTAGCAACAGAGACATCATCATTAACAATTCTGCATCTTCCTCTGCGTCCTCAGCGGCAAGTTCAGGCGCGCCGTATATAAAACGGAAAATGCCATGGTATTTAAGTTGGTTTTGGATTTTAATATTGGGTGCTTGTTCTGGTGGAATTTATTGGATTGTAGGAATTGTAATGAGAGTAAATTGGAAATCACATAATTAAATAAAAAACCGCCCTGGCATTGGCGTACCGGGACGGCGTTTATACATCTCCGAAGAAATGTAATATTCTGGCAAAACATATTGTATCATCTTCGGAGCAGTCGAACAAGACAGAAAATTTGTTCGGCTGTTATTTTTATACCTAAAAACAGCTACATAAAGAAAAGAGGAATAAAAATGGCGAAGAAAAGAAAGAAATATCCAAAATTGCCGAATAACTTCGGCTCTATCCGGTTCCTTGGCAAGAACCGAAGAAACTGTTTTGCAGTGCATCCACCAGCTACACCGGACGATACTGGCAAGCTAAAACGCCCACCGGCGATCTGCTATGTAGATGACTGGATAAAAGGCTTCACCGTCCTGACAGCATACAAAGCCGGCACGTATCAACCCGGCATGGAACGGACTCTTGAGGTGTCCCCTACAACTGACATAGATACTCTTATAAGCCGCTTGATTGCCGACTACAATACAATCAAGGGCGTAGAGGATAAACACCCGGAAATCAAGAAATTGACGTTCTCAAATGTGTACGAGCAGTTTTACGCGTGGAAGTTCCCAGAGGGGACAAAACTGTCATACAGTTCAAAAGAAGCATACCGGACAGCTTATACAAACTGTACTGTTCTGCACAATCGCATATTCGAAGATTTAAAGGCTCCTGATATGCAAAAAGTTATTGATGATTGTACACTGAAAAAGCAAAGCCAGATGGCTATCCTAACTCTGTTTAAACAGATGTACAAATACGCAGTCTACTCAGAAATTGTAACGGAAAATAAGGCGTTATATGTCCATGTCAATGCTGATAATGACCCCGAACATGGAACGCCATTTTCTGATCAGGAGATGCAGGTGTTGTGGAATAATACCGACGATCCAGAAGTACAGCTCATTCTTATTATGTGTTACTCTGGTTGGCGAATCGGTGAAGTACTAAAACTTACAACTAACCTGGAAGAGAAATACTTCCAAGGCGGTATCAAAACAAAAGCCGGTAAAAACAGAATTGTCCCGATACATTCTGCTGTGTATCATTTTGTCGAACAGAAAGTGCTGACACAAGATGGAAAATTATGTGTGTATACTCAGCAACACCACAGAAAAGCATTGTTCTATCCTACACTGGAACGTTTGGGAATAGTCGGCAATCCGAAACACACGCCGCACGACTGCCGACACACCTTTTCTGCTTTATGCGAAAAATACGGTGTCCGGGAGAATGACCGAAAGCGAATGCTAGGCCACTCCTTTGGTGGAGACGTCACGAACGCAGTGTACGGTCACAGGACGCTGGAAGAACTTCGAACAGAAATAGAAAAGATAAAAGTTCCATTTGTGACTAACTGTGACTAACGGAACCTATTTTAATCTTTCTAAAACAACCGAAATATCGTTATCGAAATGCCGGAAACCCTATTAAAATCAACGTTTTCAGCGATTTTACAAGGATTTCCCACATTTCATTTTCATTATTCTAATTTTATTAATTGCGACCAACAAATAGAATTTAGAAAATTGCGCAAATGCCTGTAAATACAATGTTTTTGGCACTATTATATTAGGAAACAATATTTTTGTTTGTGACTAACGTGTGACTAACGATAACAGTCTAAAACTTCCGAAATGATACAAAATATGTTTAAAGATAAAATTCCCGGGGAATTAACCCCGGGAAAATCATTTAGAAATTTCTGTGATTCTGGTGAATGTTCCTTTTGGAACAAATTCAAAAACAAACCCTTCTGTCGGATGCGGGATGCGGATGAAGTACCATTTCAGCCCTGAGCTGTCGGTTTCTGTGTACTTCATCACCTCTACAACTGCACCTTTTTTCAGTTTTGGGAACAGCTTTGATGAGCTGTTTTTGTTTGATTTTGTATAGCATTTTGTGTCCTTTTTTATCTGTGCAATGTAGGCTCTGGTGTTCTGTTTTTTGACTACATCCGAGTCTGAAACTGACGTTGTATTTTTAACTAAACTGTAATTTGGAGTACAGAATTTTGTCCCGGGAAGGTTGCTGTTGTAGTAACTTTTCTGACATACACCACCACCATTTGCGATAATTGTAGAACCACCAGAAGTGTTTCCTTCGACTGTCCAGAACCGATCTCCTGATACCTTTATTACGATTCCAGTGTGTGTAAATGTACCGTTTCTGTAGAAAATAACAATGTCTCCGACTTTTGGATTACTGTTCAAAGTAAACAAATCTGCCATTGTCGGACAGTAAACGTATGGCCAGTGCTTCAAAAGTTTCTTCGCTGTGTCTAAGTCGAATGCTTTCATGAAGCACCAACTCACGAATGCAGCACACCATGGCTGTCCTTGATAATCCGGCTTAATATCTCGCCAGTATTTTGTGTAATTATTTTCTCCGGCATTTGCTGTCTTACTATCAAGCTGACTATTGCTTGCCTTTTCGAGATATCCGGTTTCATTCTTTGCAATCTGGATTAATTTGTCAATTGCGTTCATGTCTGTCTCCTCGTTTTCTGGAAAATATGTCTTTAATGCGTTATAAACAAATCTTTGTCTGCTCTTATATGCCCCGACTTGATTCCCTGTGTCCGTCTGGCAGGCTGCATAGAGATTGTCGAGTGTATATGGTTTCTGAGTCTTTGCCAAAATCCTCGTTACCGCTCCCCGCCCGCCTTGGTGCCTAAAGTTCACACACATAGCTTGCGCTCTGGCGTCAGTAACGCCCTGTTTAAGGGTTTCTTCTGCATAGGTGGCTAATTGTTCATCCATAAGGCTATCTTGGCATTTAACGCCTAAATCGGACGAAATAAGGGCAACTATGGTATCAGCAAGCTGTGACACTCTGGAAATATTAAAACATTCCCAGTTTGCGGTCTGGACCTGTTCCAAAAGTCTGACCTTGTCTATCTTCTCCCACTGTTCCGGGTCAGCATCGTAAATTCGTTCCAGAAGTGTTTTTGCTTCGATTCCGTACCACTGCCCTGCCCCGATTGTAATTGCATGTTCTTCAGAAGAATTGGTGTAGGCTTCCGTGAAGTCCGAATAATCTTGCTGTCCGTAAACCTGTCCACCGGTTTCGACTGCATAAATAATCTTTCTGAGTACCTCTTTTTGTTTATCTTTCATGCAAAATCCTCCCAGATTTTCATTTACACATATTATGTTTACTGTAATGGGTTTGTTTTTTCTACCGTCCCATCCTCGTTCAGTGTATAACCATCCTTTTGAAGCTTTTCAATCACTTTTTTGTTCCACAACTCAGGAACATCTGTCCATTTCTTTAATCCGTTAATTACTCGTTCTTCGAAAAATTTAACCATTGTTTCCACCTCCAACGTTCGCAACTAAAGTAGCCAGTTCATCAAGTGCCGAATCATGCGTTGACACAAGTTCGGCCAGACCGTCAATACCATCACCATTAATCAGAATTTTACGATTAGATTCTGCATTAAGCATTTGCATCACAACATCTAACTTCTCAGACATCTCATTCAGCCTGTTTGAAACTCGATTGATAGCTTTGTAGATATTTGCAATTTCCTTTTTGTCCATATACACCTCCTGTTCTTAGCCATTCAGCTATAAATAATTCATTGATTTACTTTCCCGATTGTTTGATACTATTCATGAATATTCAGTTTTTCTCGGCTTGACGGGGAAATTGTGTTTGTCGCAAATCCTTTTAACCGCCTGCAGCAGTAGATGAGGTTTGCTAGGATTTTACATGCATAAGCAGGGGGAAATGCCAAGAGCGTAGCTAACGTCGCTGTAGTACGTTTTCCCGTCCATGTCCACATGGCAGAAGCCTTTTTCGCTGCCGAGGTAAGGCGAACGTTCCCAATAGCGGCCAGACACGAAATTGCTGCTAAAGTACGGTTTCTTATATATATTAGCAGTTGCGTTCTTAAAGTACTGATACTGTTCTCCCTCGCCTGCGAAAGAATACTTTATACTGCCAAAAACCTCAATTTCAGAAGGCAAAAATACATAGTCATTTGAGACTTTAATCGTATTGCTTCGGCTTCCTACAGATGTCAACTTCTTGACCTGCTTCACCATATTCTGAATATAAGCAGGCAAGCATTTCTTGTACACATTATTGCACCACGTACGTCTTGCACAGCTTTCCCAACCACCACTATTTGTACTTGAACCGTTTATATAACCACATTCATGTGATGCATTATAGGAGGTGTTATATTCTGTCGTAGTGTCTAAATACAGCATACGTTCTGTCTGAATTGTAATAGCAGCTTTGGCCTTGCCATTGATAGCAGTCACTAAGTCATCATGTTCGATTCCGATAATCACATAAGCGTAATCATTTGCCTTGTGTGACTCACTTACGCCAGTTGCAGGCATGGCGTTATGATGAATTGTCCTCTTGTCGCCAACCGCCCAATAATCTCCAATGTTGATTTTACCTGCGTAGTGCGCTTCAATCATCTTTGCAATTTCAGCATCCGTTCCGTCGGCAAATGTGACAATCTTCAAATCCTCTTCTGGTTCGCCGAGAAGTCTGTTACCCGCATCGTAGTTATATACGCCATCGGTAGAATATGGAAACAGTGCAAAGTAATATTGCTTGCCGTTTGTCAGCCCTGTAACGGTATATCCTGTTGTTTTGTATTTATCTCTCGTTGTATTATCAACCACAAGCGTTCCGTCATCCGGATTTGCGGGATAGCCTGTTTCTTTCATTACAAGTTTTGTACCAGCCCATGTAGAGAATGTTGAACCACTGATTACCGTGTTTTCAGGGTCTTGCCATTTAATCGTGACAGATGCGTTTAAGTTCTCGATCGTCGGGTTGTTTACGGGCTTTGGAGTAACAGTTGTGCCACCGCCTTTTGCGTGGAGTGTTCCGTCTTCATCTATGAATGTTGTCTTGCCGTCAGGCTTAACCTTACCAAGAGTTTTGATTGTAGCAATCGGGACAGTCGCATCACTCCCCTTGTCTCCTTTTGGCCCTTTGATATTTACTGTTTCGGGATTGGCAATTCCATCTGTGTTGCTCCAGCTTATGTTTCCATCAGTGTCTATACTTGGAATGAATGTAGTGCCCTTTTCTCCCTGCGGTCCAGTATCTCCTTTTGCACCCGTATCGCCTTGCGGTCCGGTAATATTTACTGTCTGGGGGTTTTCAAGTCCTCCGTCATTACTCCAACTTATGTTTCCTTCGCTGTCTACAACAGGAGTGAATGTGATTCCTCGTGCACCAGTATCTCCTTGCTCACCTTTTGGACCAACTGGGCCTTGCTCTCCTTGTGGCCCAGTATCGCCTTTTAGACCCTGTACTCCCTGTTCTCCTTTTTCTCCGGGATCTCCTTTTACACCCTGCGGTCCTGGGTCGCCCTTTGGGCCTTGCGGACCAACTGGCCCCTGCGGACCCTGAATTTTGCCAGCATTGTTCCAATTCGCGCCGTCGAAAACCCACATTTCTCCGTCTATTAAATATGCATCGTTCTTCTCTGCACTCAGGGGGAGGTCTGCCTCAGATTCTTTTGTGCCAAGGACATTAAGAGACGTTCCGTCGTTTCCTTGTTCGCCCTTTTCTCCTCGCGGGCCTTGCGGACCAACTGGTCCCTGCGGACCAACGTCTCCTTTTTCACCTTTTGGGCCTTGCACTCCTTGAGCCCCCATAATATTCCCAACATTTTTACTATCACCATCTGAAAACGTTATTGTTAAATTTCCGCCTGCGTCGATGCTGACTGCTGCGACCGAGATACCTCTTAATGATTCTTTCTGCTCAGGTGTCAGCGATTCAAATGTCACGGTGCCATCCACGCCCTTTTCTCCCGGATCACCTTTATCTCCTTTTTCACCTTTGGGACCTTGCGGGCCAACAAATTCTCCGGCATTAACCATCTCTGAAATGTCCTCAATGGAACACAACCGCCTTACATCATTAGCCGCAAATGCAATGTATAAGGCTTTACCAGATGGAACGGACGGGTCATTGCCAAGAATCGCAACGGGCTCTCCGGGACGAATTTTCGACGTATCAAAATCGGCGTACATACCGCGCCGGAATTGTATTGTGTATGTATTGGCCATATTAGACTTACCTCCTTATGAAAGGAAATTATTTTTTATGTAATCCTTTACGGAATCAAGATTTTTCTGCACATCGTCATTCATCACAAGGAAATTACCCTTATTATTCTGACTGATAATACTTCCTGTGTTTTCATCTACTTCTGAATAGGTATAAGCAATGCGGCTCCCTTCTCCGGTGCTAAGATTCATAAAACTTGTTAAAATCTTCTTCATGATATTACCTCCATTTGATTGATAATGCTTAATCTGTCGTTAGTAAGTTCTGATTCATAATCCACTTCCGAGACCTCTGTTTCTTCTGACTCATAATTTGGCTCCGGGATTTCTATATCTCTTGCGTCTGTATAAGCTGTATCTCCCCGGTCAGTAAATCGCATATGTTCATATTCAATTTGTCTTGCTTTGATTTCGAACGAAAATTTAAGTCCCGGAGTTCCTTTTACAATAAAATAATTCTGCTCTTTCTCAGCCACCCAGCAGTCACCCTCTCCTTCTCTTTGCAAGAACACATAATATTTAATGCCGACATTTGCAGATTCCTGAAAGATATCATCTATGTCAATCATACAAGTCCCGTCATCCGATATTACAGATTCACCGATATCTCCAAAGAATGGGGTTGGCATTTCATAGCAGTAAAAGAGCTGTTCATCATAGTCTACCGTCAAAACTGATCTTGATTTTGTCCCACTTACTTTCAACTTTCCTCTGATAGAAGCATCTGCAAGGTCTGTCCCCGTACCTGCACTGTAGAAATGTCCACTGGCTTCTACATGTGTACCTGCTTCAACTTTTTTTGATGTCGAAACGCTGCCCACCGAAACACTAGTATCAATCGAGGCTGAGCTTGCGTGTACGGTTCCTGTATAAAGATTGATTCCTCTAATTCGTGTTCCATACAACGTGCCGTACCCCGGTACATATACTCCTGTATTCGTCTCTGAATAGATCTCTCCAGTTGAAGCATCTAGCACTACTTCTCCATACGTGCCACTTGCTGAAAGCTTTTTAAGTCCAACTTTCCATCCTGCTAATTCACCCGTGTTAATATAATCGGCATTCATATACACATTGCCATTTGATAAATACAGACCTTTATTATTGCTGTTATCGCTTAACACATTAATAATCTCTTGTTTAGACATTTTCCCTATGTCGAGATCACTAAGTGCCTTGTCTGTATAGCGATTTGCATTCGATAGTGCTGTCGAAGCTTTATCTTCAGCAACGCTATATATTGTATCACCGTTTGTTAACACAAATGTATTAGGCCTGAGCGTAACATTTCCGTAGTTATCAATCGCAAATGTTGATGTTCCAGAACTGTTTGTAACGTTTATGTTCTTCAGATTAATCAAATCAGCTGAAATCTGGCCGGACTTAATATAGGAAGCATTTATATACAGATGTCCGTTCTGCATATAAATTCCCTCTTGCTTACCGTTATCCGTTAAAGCGTTAAAAACTCTTTCAAAATTGACAATTTTTTCAGCGTCCAGTTCCCGCCAAGCGCCATCGGTCCCAGAAAACATATATACCTGACTTGTAGAGAAGTTCATGAATATCGAGCCGTCATGCTTTTTATATTCTTCACTTTTCCACTCAGATGCCGGATAATTCTGCAATGTTGGTGTATACGTGCCATAATAGTTCGGGATAGTCACATTACGAACTGACCCATCCACAACGTCCTTGGCGATCTGTTCAATAGTTCTGCTTTTCAGCGTAAAGTTTTCGACCCTTAATGTGACAGCACCTGTGTCGGCATCTATTCTTAATGTCGTATTCCCGTTATTATCTTTCGCTGTGAATCCTCTTGTGTTAATCCATTCTGATTGAATACCGATGGCATAGAGAATATTCAGAACGGCATCTCCATTACTATCAAAGCCGGCTTTCCATGTCTGACCGCCGTCTACTGACAAGAAGAATCCATCAGCACTTGTCTTATAAATTACTTTAGAATCAGCAAGTGTAGGCTTATCATGCCGGTACGTAATTACGGAACCATCTTCTTGTACTTCCTCTGTATAGAAGAAACCCAGCGTGTTCGCTGCAAGTTCATTCATCTGTTTGAGCTTTACGTCATAGGCAGATAGTTTCTTTTCTATATCTTTTTTTGACTGCTCTACCGCTGCTTGCTGATCACCAATAAACTCACTTGCATCTTCTTCAGCACTCTTTGCGCTACAACTCCATGATGTTGAACCACCGAACACGAACTCTATATCTGTCACAAACGATCTAAAGACACGATTCTTTGTATCAATAAATTCGACCGGATCGCCGAAAGTGGCGTATCCGTTGGCGATTCCGTCGCATGAGAAAGGACGCATTCGCAAACCGATTAATTGATTTCCAATAGCTTCGACTCCTGCCTGTGCATTTCCTGACAATAGCTGATTATCAATAGTGATTACATAGCCGTCCTGACCCGACATATATTCGGCCTCATCTTCTACGTATTTGACGCCTGTTACAATAACATCGTCTACGTCATATTGTAGATTCTGAATTGAAAATAACGCGTGATAGTCGTTATTGCTTAACGTACCACCATCAATCACGGTCCCTGTTGTCCATGGATTAAGCGTACCGCCATCCAGATCATCACCATTTGTCCAGTTCTTTACTGTTCCACCATCGTAAATAGTCGTATTGGTAAATGTCTTATCAAACGTAATAATCCTGAGTAAGTCATTTTCGTCGATTCTTGCATTTCCACCGGCTATCCCGGCACACATTCCGATTACTGTACGGTATGTCGCATTAGATGGCGCTTTCCGAATCTGAAAGTCCGCATTTGGAAACATTGCATCTCCAAGAGTGATTCCACATTGCTGGCAGCATTCTGAGAGCAGTTCCTTGACTGTACAAGGAAAAGACAGGTTAGAATCATATGTCTTATCAGCATTGTGCATTTTATCTAAGAGAGAAAGACTTATTTCGCTCGCCGTTGCAGGCTTTTTCGACACAATGTAAGTACCTCTCTTTATAGCTTCTATCCTGTCGGATAACTGCACATTGAGAAAGATAACAAACCTTGCGGCGTTAAAATTATATCCGTCAAAGCGCCCGTCATCATTTACCAATGATAAACTTGCCGTTTTTTCTATTGCTACACCCACCGGGAAGTCCCCAGAGTCTGCTGAATCTACGAGACTATTTCCAGACAGATAAAAGTCTTTTTTGCCTAGCTTAAGAGTTGTACCATTTGACAATGTAACATTTGCTGTCACGTAATAATTTCTGTTTGTAAGAGATTCTTTCTTCAACTGAGTAGATACATTTATCAAATCGGCTCAATCCTCCTTACATTAATAGACAAATCCGTCCACTTTTCTTCCCCGTCTTTCAAAGTTTGCGCAGCCATATTAAAATTTGATGCGTAGAATGTTCTGTCTATCCATCTTCCCGGAACAGTTGGGTCTTTGTGGTGGAATGTAAATTGGCTCTTGTTAAGTACAGTATTTAGTATGGTTGCTATTTCAGCCCATGTAAGCTCGCCCCATTGCATGTCATACCCACCAATTGTCCCCATTGGTGTATTGTGCATAATCAAATCCTGACTTCTTTTAGAGTCTTCTGTAGAAGTGGTTGCGAACACCGGTTTGTAACTATCCGGTGCTCTTATAACAACGTTGTCTATTTTAAATTGTTCCTGCGGCATATTCTTCTCCTTACGCTAACTCAAATGGGTTCTTCCCATTCCGGTTTCTTCTCATTTCAGCTTCACTGATAATAATATCTAACAATTTTCTGCCAGATGCATTGACTGTAACATTATAGGTATTTCCATCTCCCTGCCCTTTTCCTGACTCTTCCCGGACGATCTGCCGTAATAGGCTTTCCGGTGCTTCCAGGTTATTTCCTTTCTTCTGGTCACCTAATACCGCAAGGAATTCGCTTCGTGGTGGAATAACTGCGCCACTGGCCAGATATGGGATAGTTCCGATACGTGGAAATGTTGCATGAAATCCAATAGTCTTTGAACCAAACGGTGTTGGAACAGTCCAAGGCCCAAAGGAAAATGCAGATTCAATTCCACCAATTGCATTATTAATCATCCCAACTGCATTATTAACAATGCTGATTGCCTGATTAATCGGAGCTTTAATGAAATTAACAATACCTTCAAATGCAGATTTGACTGCATCTCTGGCGGCATTAAACTTATTAGTGATAGCATTTTTTATCGCTTCTACTTTATTAGATACGAACGTAGCTACGCTTTCCCATGTTCGGGATGTCTTGTTCTTTACGCTGTCCCATACGCCTACAACTTTAGTTTTAATTGCATTAAATACTGTGCTGGCTGTGGATTTAAGAGAGTTCCAAAGACCAGAAAGGGTCTTTTTAATTGCGTTCCAGATTGTTGAAGTCAATGCTTTAATCGCATTCCAAGCAGTGCTGATGATGCTCTTTATTATACTCAACGCGCCTTTTGTTACGGTTTTAATTATCTCCCACGCACCTGACACAACATCTTTGATAAAACTCCATGCTCCATCCGCAATCTCTTTTATTCCCTGCCAAGCCAGTTCCCAGTCTCCCGTGAAAACGCCAACAAGAAAATCAATAATTCCACTCAGTGTATCTGCTACATCACCAATTATTTTAATTAATGATTTTATGACTTTTATCGCTACGGTGCCTACAACATCAATTATCTTTGCAACAACCGGAAGCAAATTCGCGATTATCCAGTTAATTAAAGGAACTAACACCGACTCCCACAGAAGTTTCAGAGAATCAATGAGTTTTCCGAGAAATGTTTCTATCTTTAAAATTGCGTCCCCTAATGGTCCCTCTAATAGCCCTTTGATTTGTTCTGCCAGTCCTTGTAACACCGGAAGAATGTATGTGTTATATCCGGTTATCAGAGTTTCAAATATGCTTGATAATCCATCTGCTATAGAATCAAAGAACGGTTTTACATGTTCATCGTATAACCTCGATATTGCATCACTAAGGTTTTGAACAGCTGTTAAGACGCCGCTTGTTACGGTTTCTATTACTCCGAGACTACCCTCGATTGCTGACTTTAAAATGTCCTTGTTGTCGATAAAAGGCTGCGCAATCATGTTAAGGATATCTCTGCCAAGTTTTGCAGCCGTTTCTGTAAGAACCATTCCGATTTCAGCAAAGATTCCGATTAAATCCGCAGTAATCTGCTGTGCGGTTTCTCCACCAAAAACTGAGAAAACATCCGCAAAGGCGACTGCAAGATTCCCTGCGATTTGCGAAATTTCAGAGCCGATATTGAACATATCTATCAGATAGTTCTTTATTCTTTGCGTGTTCTGCTTTAAAAACTTTTCAATTCCGCCTATAATGTTTTGTGCAATTGTCAATCCAATTCTGGCAAATGAACCGGCAACTTGTCCAATTGCATATGCAAATGAATCAAGAAAATTATTTGCTGCTTTAGTAACTTCTGAATCAGTAAAGATATCCTTTAAAGATTTCCATATGGAATCGAGATCCTTTTTTATTCCTTCAAAAATCGGCTCGTAGTCTCCTAACCCATCCCAGAATCCTTTTGCGATTAACTTAGCCAGCTGTTTAAACCTGTCGATTATCTTCTCTAACGGCTTTGACATCTTATCAAGAACTGTCTCACCCTCTGCTACTTTTCCATAATCAACGTTTTGCACAGCATCTTTCATTTTGTCCGCAAGTCCGCCGGTTGCGCCCGGTGCACCCGGTACTTTTGATGACGAATCCACACTTTTATCAGTTGAGTAATTATTTATTTCGTCAAGAGGGCTAAGATATCCTTTTGCCGCCTTAGTAGCTTTCTTAGTTGCATCTGCTGTATCATTTGTCGCATCTGCCAGTTTCTCGGCGTTGTCGGCGGCATCTCCATATTGGTCTGCCGTATCAGCCATCGGGTCTGTTCCGACAAGACCTGCGCCACTTGCACCTGTCTGGCCAGAAGATTTCTTACCAGTGATTAACTCCGTAAATGACTTAAATGCGTTTGCCAATGTTGCCAATTTTCCAAGAAGAGTGTTAATAACTTTCAGGACAGGAGTGAAGAGATTGATTAATCCCTGTCCGACTGTTGCCTTGAGAGATTGCAACTGTAACTGCATCACTCGTACCTGGTTTGCCCAGCTGCCAGATGTTCGGATAAAGTCACCAGATGCGGCAGACAACTGTTTCTGTACAAAAGCCAAGCGTAGAGCCACTTTCTCCTGTTCAGTCATGGCGGATGTGGTTTTACCATAGCCATTTGCCAGCGCGAACTGGTCAAGCGCCGACTGGGTCATTACCACACCGAGGTCCTTGAGTGTTTCCGTTTCACCTGTAAACACTGATTTCAGTTTGATATAGGCTAAGTCCTGACTGATGTTGTAAAATGATGCTACGTCACCAGTCAGCTGTGTCAGAGCTGTTGACATGTCGTAAGCCTGTGCTTCGGAGAAACCGAACGACTTAGACATTGCTCCGAACGTTCCGACATACTGTTTTGCCATGGTTTCTGACAGTCCGGCAGAGGTCATAGCATTCTTTGCAAATTCGTTTACCTTGTCCGACATGGTTGTGAATGTAACATCGACCACGTTCTGCACTTCGGCAAGGTTAGAGCCGAGTTCTACGCATTCCTTACCGAACTGCGTCAGTTTTCCAATCGCAAATGCTCCGCCAATCAGTACGCCTATTTTTTTTACTACGCTGCCAAGTCCGTTAAAAGACTGCCTGATTGCTGATACGCCGTTTTGCACGCCTGATGTGTCCATTCTGGTATCAATAATGACTGAGCCATCAGCAGCCATGTGTCCACCTCCTAACTATTTGAGGTTCAACATCTCATTCAGCTTATCTTTATAAGCTTGCTCCTCGTCGCTGAGACGTGTTTTTATGTCAATTGTGTTTTTATTCTCTTGATAGAATTTCTTTTCCCATTTATCGAGTTTTTCACCCTTTGCTTTTTTTGACCGGATTCCAACTACGGTGTTGAACAGGCACTCGCCAGATTCCATAAAGTATCCAAAAAACGTCCACCAGTGCATATAAGGTACTGATCTGATTTCTTTACCAGCAACCTTGTTCACAGCCGGAACGATCATATCTCCATCCTGTTCCCAGTCCATCAAACGGGGTTTGGGCTTGTTCGGGCTATCATCGAATTGACCACAATCAATAAACTCGCAAGCTTTCTGACAAGCTTCTGTAAGATGTTCCAGGGGTATGCTTTGCCAGTCCTCAAACAAAATCTGTAACATAACAACAGCTTTCGCCTGTTCGTCCAATTCTGGGTCATTCATGGCAACCAGAATATCAATAATTACTCGAAAATCCGTTCTGATAGAAAAATCCACCCCACTGATATTTAGTGAGGTGGGCAACTCATAGGCGGTCATTTTGTATACTTCTCCGTGTACTTATTGACTACTTCCTGCATTTTTTTCTTTCTCTTTTCAATTTCCGGAGTAAGTGCTTCATTGATTTTGTCCAGAACGATATAGGCAAACACCTGACCATTTCCAAAAACAGTTGTTGCGGTAATTGGTTCTTTGAATAAATCTTTAGATGCTTCGTACCCGAGCATATAATTGATTTTGTCCTCAATCTGCTTATTAATCTCCGCCATCTCTTTACTGGAAGAAACATTTTTAACAGATTCCTGAGCCTGTTCAAAGAAAGTTTCCAATTCTTCCGCTCTTGCCGCAATGTTAATGTCAGTAGGGTTCAGTTTAAATGAAGAGAACACTTCACCCTGTTTATTTGTAAATGTGAAAAGAAGAAATCCATCATCAATGTTTGTGTTAATTGTTTTTGCCATTTTCTATATCCTCCTAAAAATTATTCGCTGTCAGCTGTGAATGTACCGGAACTGATATCAAACTTTCCTTTTACACGTTCGCCGGTATAATTGACGGTAAATGGAATCTGATATCCGGATGTATCACCGCCATAGGAGGTCGGCACAACGTAGCAATCCTGCTGATACGCTTCATACTTACCTGCCGTAGCTTCTGTCCAGAGATGAACCTCAACTGCTTTTGTTTTGAGGTTGTCGTCTTTGAGGCGTCCATCTACAATCTTCTGTAATGCTGTGAACAGATCAGAAGTAGTGTCTGCATAGAATGGATCAGCGTCAGAAGAAACTTCATAGCCATTGTGTTTGAATGTGGATTCTCCAAGAATGTTTTTAGATGTTTCAGTATCTGGATTGAGTTCTACATTGTACTCTTCCAGATCCTTGCCAAGACGCTCATATTTCGGTGTCAGTCCTCCACAGAGAGAACCTGCATCGATGTAATGAGCCATATATTTACGGTCAATTTTTCCTGTAACTGGCATAGAAATGTCCTTTCTGCCTATAACTTTTAAAAGGCTGTGTAGGTTAGCGACTATCTCATATTGATAGCCGGTTGTTACTTGTTATATTACCTCATAAGTGTTTTCGTAGCGTACTGACAATGGCAATAGCCAATCCTGTACGCCACTTTCCTGTGGCTCTAAACCATAGGAGTTATAACGGGTGATACGTTTTATCACTCGCCCCTGCGAAAGCTCGGGAAACGCATTTAAGCGTGTCTCAGAGCCGTTTATGATAACTGGTTCTCGGCATATCCATTTACCGAGATTGTCAAGGAACTTCTGAACAGATAGCTTCTGCCTCTCCTTGTCGGATGCTGTTCGGTACACTACATAAAATGGGTACTGACAAATTTGGTGCATTATTCCGCAAACATCTTCTTTTTCTGAATAGACCAACGCCCCGTTGTCTGCTGAGAACGCAATTCCTGATTCTTTGCCGAGTTCCTCAAATTTGATTGTTTCATTTTCGTACAGTCCCGGATACTGATTCAGAAGTGCTTTCATGGCATCTGTCAGAATCTCATATCCAGTTGCATCTTTTCCGATAGGTTTATCCACCATGTCTGCCACCTCCTGCCTGTGCTTTTACTTTACGAATCCATGTGTCGCCGTATTGTCGTTTAGCGGCATCGAACCACTTTGCTTGTGCCTGTGGGTGAATTTGTTTGGTGTATTCAAGATTTTCCTTTGCGGCTGTCTGACCAGAAAACTGACTAACAAGAACTTTCTTTGCTCCACGTCTTGCGTAGGGACTTCCAGTTGCTTCATCAACCATTCCTTTCCCCTCGTACAGAAAACGCCCATAAGGAGCCGCCGCCGCGCATACTTTCCCAGTTCCTTGCAAAGATGTACTCTCAACTCTTGTCCGATTGATAAAATTTCCGGTAATCATTGGCATAAATGGAACCATGCTGTCCATAACCATTCCGTCAAGGAGATACTGGGCTTCTTGATACTGTCTGGAAAACCTGTCCATATTCAACTTGATTTTCATATCTCCATCAACTACGGAGAAACCTTTGAAATGATGAATTTTACTCATATTACTTACCCAGAATCTCAAAATGTGGAATCAGTGCATACGGACCGCCTACACTGGTAATCTTAAACACGTTATCCTTGTTCTCATTCATGTACTGGTAGAATCCGCTCCGATAATCACTGTCAATTACCGTTCCGCCAGTCCACTCACCCTCCCAGAAGAACGACTCATCTGAGAATGTGATAGTGTCTTCCAGAGCGTTGTTAATCTGCTGTTTCCACTCTTTAGGTGGAATCCATGGAAGAATCTTGCCGTTTTTATCGGTAATGGTTATATTGCCGTTCTGGACAGTGTATCGAACGTGTAACTGTGCGTTGTCTGTTGCGTCTGGCCCGTACTTTTTAAGGATTGCTCCTTTGTCCGTAATGAGGTCAACGCCGGATAAAACATGAGGATACCAGTACGCATCTCCTGTCGTGGCTGATTCATAATAATCAAAAATCGTCACCGTTTTTTCGTACATGATACCCTCCTTAATTATTCCTTCTGCACCGTCTGCTTAATAACCTGATTCACTCCGGTTGCTGATAATCCGTTAAACATACCGACTGCAACTGCCGTGATATAATCTGTCGCCGGGAAATCCGGGATAACTCCCATTCCGACTGCTCCGAGAACTCCACCAATAACCGCCATGATCACTGGAATCCATTCATCAGAGATTCTTTTTGATGCTTTACAGCCCATTCCTACGATGTAGCAAATCATAACGATTGCTATACATGAGCCTAATGTTGAAATGTCCATAGCTTAGTCCTCCAGATTCACATTTTCCATAACTGCCCTTGCTTCCAGAACTGCAATATAATCCGTCATTGCTCTTACCTGCATATTGTAAGTACTTCTCGGACAAGTAGGAGTAAATGGGAGTTCTCCTTTATCCCATTTTTCAAGCATATTCGCAAGTTTCTTATATCGAATAACCACCTGCATATACTCTGCCTTAAAGCGTTCCTTGTAATCTGCACTATTCATCATTTCAACAGTCTGTTTTAATTCCATCATTTCTATCACACTCCTGCATACAATATTGGTATTCCATCATCCGTCCTTACTCCCATCAGAAGCGGCAAAGCTGTCTTAAGAAGCAAGTCGTTCGTTTTCTGTGCATCTCCGGCGGCGGCATATACCGCACTCCATTCCTTTGCACTCGCTCCAATCTGCTGAGGTGTGGCGTAGGAAATGGATTCACTGCCGGAGGATACAGAGGTTACTGCACCGGCTTTGATGTTCCCGACATTTGTGTCGGTAAGATTTGTCGAAGCCTGATTGATTGCGTTCTTCTCAGCAAGTTCAATCTGATACATTAATTCAGCTAATGAACAAACTGCCTTTTTGATGCGCTTCTGTGAGCGTTCATTTGTTGGCAGCCCATCCACCAGTCTATCAAACGTCATTGTGTCCACAAAATCACTGGCTCTTTCTGCCAGTCGTGGAAAGTCAGCTTCTGGCACGACATTGCCGAATGATTCTGTATAGAATTTATAATCTGCGTAAGCCATGCCAGTTACCTCCTGTGTTTATGATTTTGCTGTTACGCTCGCACTTCCGGCATTCAGTGCCTTGTATGTTCCATCGCACTCAACTACTGTGATCTTCTGTCTGGTTGCCGCCTTGATGTCAGCTTTTCCGTCCCAAGAAGTCCAGTTCCTGAGGTTCTGTCCATATCCAACAGTTACTGCGTCTGTTGCAACTTTGTATTTGTATACGTTGTTGGAGTTTTCCTTAGCCGGATTTACAGTGATTTTTGTATCACCAGTTGCTGTTCCTTCCGCAGATGTTACTGTCAGAGTGCCGAGCGTTGGTGTTTCGTCAATGGTGATTACTGCAATTGCATCAATGTACTCTGCAAAAAGAGTAAGTCCCATAACCGCAAACGCTTCGGATACTGCTGTGTGGTAGTTGCCCTGTGTATGGAATCCGATCAGGTTTGTTTCGCCAGATACGGTATACACAAGACCTGCTCTCGCAAAGTCAGACTCGTTCGGGTCTACATAGTAAAGTACGATGTTCTCAACAGGGGTAGCAATAACCTGTCCTCTCGGAATCTCGCTGTCGGACAGTAAGAAGATTGTATTGAATCCCATAAAGTCCTTCATGTACTGGAATCCGAACTGATTCTGAATAGTGATCTCAGCTGCTCCGAGATATTCATATACGTCCAGAATGTTGACAAATCCAACAACGCCAGTCACATTTCTGTGCATCTGTTTAAATTTGTTTTCAACACGACCCTTAGCCATTGCCAGAGCCATCTGGAATGTGGTTTCTGTGGAAGTAAGTGTACCGGTTTTCAGATAATCATAGAATCTGCCGGTAACATTGGTCTGAAGCTGGAAAAGGAATTCGTCATCGGTCATCTGAACAGCGTTCTCATAACCGTGATCCTTGATTGCTTCGATAGATACAGCCTTTGCGTACTTCTCAATGCTCATTTCTGCATAAGGCTTTTCTTTTACAGTGAATTTGCTGTAAGGGATTTCTTCGCCCTCTTTAACATTTCCGTCCTGCAATGTGCCTTCTGCGTATTTTGATTTAAGAACCGCTCCGGGTGTCTTTTTGATTGGACGCATGATACCAAGAATCTCACGCAAGTGCTCCCAGTTTCTTTCGAATCTGGTTACAAAGTCAATCTCACGTGCCGTTACCTGGATATCATTTGTCATAATAAGATTAGTTTTTGCTGCCATATAAAAAATCCTTTCTACCCATAACTATTAAGGTATTGGGTTAGCGGCTATACTCTGGTGTATAGTCGGTGTAAAAAAATCACTGGAATAACTGAATATTCTGAGCAATTGCAGCCTGTCTCTCGGACGGGTCTTTGATCGCTTCGATATCTTTTTTGGTCATACTTCCCGGTGTCTTCTGCTGTCCAACGTGAGTGGTAAATCTTGCCTGATTCTGCTGAGCCTGCTGCTGAGATTCATCCACAAAAGCGGATGCGTCAGACTGCTTCATCTGTTCGATCAGGTCGTTCAGTCCAAGGATTTTACCGTCTTTCAGTTTGAGACCCGCTTCTTTAATGTCTGCCATAACAGACTTCTTTGCCGCTTCACTGGAAAACTTAACATCATCGAGTGCTGCTTTGAGTGCGTCTGAGAAATCACGGTCATAGATTTTTGCATTGAATTCCTTCTCTGCGTCTTCGGCTTTCTTTTTCCATCCAGCAAGCTCTGTCTGGATATTTGCCGGGTCGATACCGTCAAAACTTTTTAAGGTTTCTTCTGCTGTCTCAGCACGTACTTTCCAGTCATCACGTTCTCCCTCGACTTTTGACAGAGTTTTTGCAACTTCCTTTGCATTCTTGTAATTCTCAGAGAGTGCTTTCTTTACATCTGCCTGTTTATCCTCCGGGATTTCAATTCCAAATGATTTTAAAGTGTCAATAAGTTTCTGCATAACATCCTCCTGGTCGTGTTTATTGACCTGCCGCCGCAGGTAAATGGATTAAGCCAGTTAGACCACTGGCAAGGTAATCGGAAAGGCAGGAATCGAACCTGCGACCTCACATTTACAGTGCGATCTACCACTGAGCTACATTCCATGCCGCCTATAACGGCCAACCCTCTAAAAAGAAACTGGGGTGAATTTCACTTCTTTCGCTATAGCGTAAATCCACCTGAGACATAGACCACCTGTATACAAACAGCTTAACTCTAAGCGGATTAAAGCGGAGCGCCCGGAATCGAACCGGAGACCAGAGTGCGACTCTGTCAGTTTTCCACTAGCGTACATTCCACATAACCCGGATTCCCGGGTTAGCAAGGTGTTTAACGTGTCATGCCTGCCACGAGTTGTTTCGGATATTTATTTCTTTTTTAAAAGAAAAGTATGAATAACAAAAACCTTAATCAAGGAGGTGAGCCATCTTGCGTGCCAGATGGCAAATACGCACGACAGGATTCGAACCTGTTCAACTTTCCGTTAAAGCGTGCGTACCAGCTACTAAATTAAAGGAAGGAGGATTAAAACGAAAATGTCAAAAACAACCGTTTTACTTGTGCTTCCTGCTGCACAATTACATTATAACAGATTTCTTTTAACTACCTCTCTACCACTTTTGTGTTTTTAGAGCATATCACGGAGTTTTTCCACGTATCTCTTGACAAGGTCGCGTTCTTCCCGGCACTCTGCGTCCTTGGACATATCGCTCATTTCTGTTGTAAGTTCGTCAAGGTGTTCTTCCAGAGCGGCAAGCATCTTTCTTTTGCAGTCTTCAGACTTGCCGGAGCGATAGCTCTGTTTCTGTGTCATATAGTCATCGTAGGCATCTCGTCCGTCAGAGCGGCTGTAATGCCCTCTGACATAATGTTCACCACGTCTGGCATAAGAACTACCTCTGTCGTAATCTGGCATCATTCTGCCGTCATTTGAGCTGTATCTCCCCATGCTGTCGCGCTTTCTTCCACGTTCGCTGTAATCGTCATTATATCCACCGCGCATCTCATCAAGGACAGCGTTGTAATACTCCGCTTTCTTATCCCAGTATTGCGTGTTCTTTATGTCTTTGTACATGTCAATCAGTTTGTATGTCATTTCCAGATTTCCGGTAGTCAGTCCATTATCAGCGATTTTGGAAAGTTCATCTTCGATTCTTGCACATAAGTCTTTAATGTCTCTCATAATCACACCTCCTACGCTTCTCTAGCCACGACAATATTTGCGTTCGCAACAGATACTGCCTGGTCGCTTGTGTTCTCTACTGCGATATTAACGCAACATCCGCGAGGTACATCAATATAGATGCCAGAGGACACATTGTTATACTGGTCTACTGCTGCCGGTGTGGAAATCATCTGTGAAGATAATACAGGTTCACCAGAAATTGCAATAGCCAGAGAAATAGCTCCGACAGTACCGCCTGTTGGAATTGCGATATTACCAGAAAAATCCACGAAGAATCTCGCTTTACACTGGTTAGTCAGTCCTCTTAGAGTGATGATTCCGCTTCCCTCTCTGTGCTGAATGCAGTTAGAACCCTTAACTGCTGTATTTGAAAATACTACGTTTCCATTTGCTGCTACAGTCTGAGCAGCTACACTTGTAAATTCTGCCATAATTTTTACCCCTTTCATATCACAAAAGGACAGGTCTCAGCCTGCCCCTCTGTGTAATACGGCATAAGCCGACATTCGAATCAATCGAAAGATACTCTCGATATGAAGCTATCAGCAATTGCATCCGGTGTTGCATCCGCATCCACATCCGTAATATGTGTTCGGGTTAGGAACCTGATATGCCGGAATCGGTGCTGGATTGATTGCGTTAATGAGCTGCTGTGTCTGAGAAGCCATTGCAGTTGTGAGAAGTGCGCTCTGGCGATCCTGAGATGCAGCACGTCTGAGATCATTATTCTCAGCCTGCAGACTAGAAATCTTTTCATTGCAAAGATAATCTAAAACGGCTCTCGCATTTGCATTCTGGTTATCAATGATGTCTCTTGTGTTACTGTTCATGGTGTTCTGCAATGCACAGGTGTTCTGTGCCATATTGTAGTTCACGCCCTGGATAGCTTCCCGGGTCTCGCAGCAACAGTTCGCAAGCTGAGCCTGTAAAGCATTTGTATTCTGCATGTTTGCTACAGTATCAGCATTGATTGCCTGCTGGATTCCAAAGCCGGTCTGCATGATGTTTGTATTGATTCCGTTAAAACCGGTAAGCATACCGTTATTCATGGCATAGAATCCATCACACAGGCCACTATTGATTCCGTCAAGCTTGCTAATTACTGCGGAGTTATCGAATCCTCTCTGAATGTCCGCCTGAGTAGCTGCTGTGGCTACATATCCGCCGCCGTTGCCATTATTACCCCAGCCGTTGTTCCCCCATCCGAAGAAAGCAAAAATGAATAAAACAATAATCCACCAGCTGCCATCTCCACCAAACATGCCGTCGTTATTTCTACCGTTTCCAGTAGCAGCGGCAATATCTGCTAAGCTATAATTTCCATCCATAATATAATCTCCTTTTTGTGTATTTACATCAATCTGGCCAGATTGTAATGTACTATTTCATTCCTTTCAACATGTGTTGAAACTGTCCTGCCATCTGCTGAACCTGATTAAGCTGTTGCTGAGAAATCCTCCCAGACTGTAACATCTTCTGGACTTCTTCCTTCGGGTCTCCCTTGAAATTCTGCTTAAACTGCATAAACTGCTGTATCATCTGCATTGGCCCGTTTCCCTGCGCCATCCCACCACCGAGGGTGTTAAATAATGGATTACTCATCTGCGTTTCCTCCCTTGACTGCTGATTCCTGCACGGTATTAGCCCTAACAGGTTCAGAAAAAGAATTTAATCGGTTTATGATAGCTTCGTATTTGCCCTTTAAATCGTCGTATTCCTGTCTGGTGACATATTTACTGTCCATGTTCTGAACAGGCTGTTTAGGTGGCATTTGAGTGCCTATTTCGTGATACTCAAACGTCCGTAATGGTTGTGGCATACCGGAAACGTCCGTGGATTTTATATAAAATTTCTCTGATTCTGAATCCATCAGTAAAACACTTGTCCCGGGTGCTACCAGATAGGATTTTGCGCCAACTTCGCCAGATACCCACAGGATACCATTGTTATTCTGCTGGGGTTGTTGTACTGGTTGAGCTGGCATCTGGACAGGCTGTTGCTGGAACTGGTTCATCTGCCCAGGAACGCCAAAACTATATTGATAAGGATTGTTATATAATGCCATCTCGTACACCTCCTATGACTTATTCTATGACTTATTCTATGACTTTCTATGACTATTTTTACATAAAAAAAGAGTCTTAGACAGTTCGTCTAAGACCCATATAAGTATCTGAAAAGTATCAGCATACTTTAATTATTTTATTGTTCACCCTCCGGCTTAATCGTTTTGCCGTGGATATGCTCACGTTCATTTCCTCAGCGCAGTACTCAAGAGTGTGTTCCTTACATCTCAGCCGGAACAGCCTTTCTTCGTCCGGTGTAAAATTACACTCTATCAAGAATCTGTCTATATCTTTCTTAGTGAACACATATAATTTCATGAGCATACCCCTTATCAAATCTAACGCTGATTCTGTGCAAGATACTCCGTGAGCTTCTGCTTTGTTTTTTTTAACTCCTCGACATTGTTGCCGCTGATCTGACTGTCCAGCATGGTCGACAATACTTCCAGAATTAATGAATCTCGTTCTGCAATTCTCCGAAGACTTTCATAATCTCGTTTGTCATGTTCTTCCAGTCTCTCCACTCGTTTGTTAAGTCGAAATGCCGGATTAATCCATTTAAAGATTACAGCCGCCGCCCCTCCGACAATAGACACCCCTCCGCAGATAGAGAGGAAAATCTGTACAAATTCTGATATGCTCATTTATTCTCCTTTTCCCAGTAATATACTGGAATCTCATTACCGCTATCCCATGTATCGAAATATTTGCCGTCTTGTGCCGTCACAACATGGCCATCTATGCAGAGAATGTACGTGCCGGTCGGATGATCTGCACAAAAGTCGTTGACTGTATAGATATATCGTTCTGACTGTTCTATCAGTTTGCGTCTGTACCCATGCTTATAGAGATACGCGCCCCAGACATAATTTGCACTTGGCATATCTGACAGAGCGCACGCCTGGATCATTAATCCGGCGAATACCGTTTCCCAGTCGAAGCCAGTTGCTTTGCATATTGCCCGGACAACGCAATCTCCTGTTCTCTTATCCTTAACAGGATTCGGATTGAAATATTCCCATCTATCATCCATCAGTCAATCCCCTTTGCTGTTTTATATCTCTTTGCCGCTCCTCTGGCCTTCGCGGCGTTCTGACGATTCCACTTTGCTATCATAAGCCGGTCTTGCAATTCTCTCAGGTCGTTCTGCTTGCAGTAATCTTTGTATGCAGCATTTTGTTTCTGCAAAAGATAAGACTTCCGGTCAAAGTCTTGTTGGAGCGCGAACCTTGCCTTTTCATTTGGCGCATTGTCAACTCCTGCTTGCAATCCAAGAACCTCTCTCTTTGTCTTGCGGATTCTTCGCTCGTAAGTACGTTGTCGCCGTTCCTTTTCGTACTGTTTGCCTTTGTCAGCTTTATCCTGTGCTGATAGTTCTGCATAGGGATTGAATTCTCCGTCACTGGCTCCGAAACTATGCCGACAGTTGACCCCTGACAGTCCACTTGCTGTTCCATATCCGGTCAATGAGAACGGTGGAAATTTCTTACTCTTGCCAGAACGAGAGTATATCTTTCCTTGCCACCATGAGTGATTTCCCGGATTCTCGCCGCCGTCACCTGTTCTGGCTCCTATGTGTGCACTGACCAGAACTAAATCCCAGTCCATTTCTTCCATGCGTTTTAGGGATATATCTCCCGTAGCCTGAGCCACGCCAGTTCTGACAGAACGTGCAACCGCTGTTTCAATCGTGTCTTTTCTGCCGGATGGATATGTGACGGTAACGCCATCTGATACAACGTTATTAACTGCCTCTTTAATGGCTTGCGTATACCCAACTGCCCCAGTCATCACATGATTATATGCAAGGTCACATTGCTCAATATAGAGCCTCTGAGCGGCACTTGCGGTGGTTCGTGTGAAATTCTTCCACTCGCCCATAGTCGCAAGCATATTCCGCTCCATAAGCCTTATCATAGATGGCGACTGTTCGAGTGGTACAGGACTTAACCCTGCCGCCTTGTATACCTTGTCATCATAGTTCATTGCAGTGATTCCGGCATCTTCAAACGCTTCAAGAAACTCCTGTTGTTCGCGTTTAGTGTATTTGGATAATTCTGCCAGAATGTCCTCTAGCAATTCGCCAGATTCCTGTAGCGTTCTGATTCTCCACGCATCAGCATTGGTCAGAATATAATCCTCACCTCTGCCGATTCTTGCTACCATTCTCGACACGATCTCAGAGATGATATACTGGTGCAATTCTTCGGCAATCTGCTCACTGCCCTCTGTGATTTGACGTAAATATTCTGGACTAAGTATAGTATATCACCTCTTTCGATAAGTGTTGTGGTACATGTTTTGGGGTTTTGTTGGTTCACTAAAGCCCTCTTTAGTTAATTAAGCCTTTGTAAAATAACACGCCTCAAACATAATATTAAACGATGTTTGAGTCAATGTTGCATCTGGACTTGTATTTGTTATAATTATTCCGTCAGTACCTACATATATTGATTTTGGTTGTGTAGACGGAAACGACCAACCACCACATAGCACGGGCGTATTCATCATAGGTTTAAATGGTATCCCGGTAATTTTCATATTCCCTTTTACAACTGACCTATTAAGTGTTCCAATTATTTGGCAACTTAAAATCACGAGTTGACCAATTTTTAAATACCTACAACCATTCATTCTAAAAGTTATCCCATCTGTACCACTTTCATCAAATTCCATACTGATTGTATTGCAACTATTTGATTGGAAATTTGCTTCTGACAGTAACTCTATCCACTTGTTCCAGCCAGATGAATATGATATATATGCTTTTTTGAGTACATCATCCACAGCGACCTCACCGATAGACAGCGAATTACTAGGTTTCGCATTGGATAAAACTCTAGCATCATTCTTGAAGACAGCTGTATATGTTGGTGTCACATCTGATATATAATCGCTTGATACTTCCACATTTACATATGATTTTTTGCTGTTTTTCAAGATTTCATGAACATTTGTTATTATAACATTTGAATTATTACGACTAAACTTGCAATAAATATCAATCTTATTTCCATATACAACATTATTATCTACTGCAATAAATTCGATCATGTAACCGCTGTTAGGAATTACATTATGTGTCACATAAAATATTCTCGCTGAACACAACTTGCCCTGTGACATTCCTGATCTGAATATTGCCGTGAGTTTTCCCTGTGGCAATATATAACCATCATCAAAATTTGTCACATAAAAATCAAAAGTAACGCCAAAATCCAAGCCACCAGCGTCTGCATACATTTCAGCAACTTTTACATAATAATTTTGGTTTTCTGAATTTGTAATTGTAGAACACATTGACTCTTGATAATGAAAAGAGCCATTTGCTCCAACCCTGCACCACTTTTTGCCGTTAATTCTTTCTCCAACATCAATAGTGTTACCTTTTAGTCTTAATCCATCTTTAAGATTAACTATAGGTACATTATTTGTTTTGCAATACGTTACAACCTCAATCAGATCGTCAACACCAGTTTGCCCCTCTGAAAATACATCTTTCCATGAATGCATTACAAATACAAGCCATAAATTATTTTTTACAGCGTATTGAATATCTGCAATCATTCCTTCTTTTGTAATTGCATTACCTTCATTATCCGAATCTCCAATACCGCTTCTTCTTAATATCGAATAATTGTCAAATATTCCGGTTCGCCCTAACCCAGTAATATCGTATGCCCCATCATTGAACATGTGTCCAGTGAGAATACAACATCTAAATATTTTTCTTGCACATTCATCCGTGTCTGGTGTCCAAGAACCATGTGGAGCAACATAAATATCATAGTCAAGCCCTCTTTCAAATAACCACTTAGATGATAATTCAAAATCAGTTTCAATATCACCTTTTGTTACTCCACTTTCATTTGTAACAAGGTCATTATAAGTATGGCTTGCAACTGTCCATCCATCAGATTTCATTTCCTTGCATTGTTCAGTAGTTAACCAGCTTGGGTTTACATCAACAGCTTTTCCAATTACCGCCGTCGAAGCAGGAACACCAAGTGGCTTAAATATTTTTTTGTAGAAAATAGTATAATCTGTTAACTGTCCATCATCCGTAACAAAAGACACCATTGGCGTACCAATTTGCCCATATGACATATCAATCGTGTCTTTTACGGCATCTTTTGACAGTTTGTTTAATGTAATTGCACCATCTTGAACTGTCGTGGTTGCTTCTGGATGGTCATTCAGCCACTTCTTTACGGTATTATCAATAGTTTCCTCTGGTGCAGAATAACCAATATCCTCGGATGTGATAATGACATCACCCTGTTTTCCATTTACGGATTTTACTTTTCCAACATTAGGAAGTTCTGCTTTAACATAACCTAAATCTTCCTTTAGCGAACCAGTTTCCTCTTTCAGCGAAGCAACGTCTGTCTTGTTCTGCTCGATCTGCTGTGCCTGTTCTGTGGTGGCTCCGGGCTTGACCGGATTCTTTTCAAGGTACTCATTCACTGCATTCTTGATTTCTTCTGGCGAGATTTCGCCGCCTATTCCTTTTAAACATAATTCGTATAAATATTTCTCTTTTCTCGTGATTGGCTTCGGGAGTTCACCCTTGTAATCGCCCGTCAAGTACGCAAGATATTTTTCTTCCCTTGTTACTGGTTTATCTGCCATCTTTTTACTCCTCTCCGAATAATGTTGGTTCGTCTGGCTGAGCTTCTTTGACCATTGCTCTTGCTTCAGATTCCGTCATTCCTTCAAACTTCACGAAATACAGCCATGCCGGAACCTTGCCAGTGGTCACATACTGCCACCATCTTGCACGGTCGTTTTCTCTTACATAGAGAATGTCTCCAAAGTCATAATTGACTTCATAGGCTCCAACGGGCGCAAGTCCGTACAGGTCAGCGTAAACGTTCAATGCGTAGATTACTTCATCCAGACAAGATTCCAGTTTGTCCCTTACGTCTTTAATAAACTGTACCGTCCTCTGCTGTTCTGCTTCTACTCCTGTAGCCGTCTGAATGCCACTAGATTCGTTGAAAACAAAGTACCCGTTAGAGAATCCAATCTTATATCCTAGCTGGCTTAAAAGGGCATTTATGCCACTTATACGGGTATCCGTGTTGAGTTGTGGATTGATTTCTTGGTAGAACTCTTTCTCATCCTGTCCGAATACATTTTTGACAAAGTGTGGTAAGTTCATTTCTTTTCGCCTGTTCTCCATACCCTGTGGTGACATGCTTGACACAGGTGCACCGCTTGGCATCAGCAGTCTATCATCTGCCAAAACAATTTTCTGAGAATCAAAAATCTCTCCGGCATTACGGCTGTATGCAATGTCAAGGTCTTTTAACTCTTCGATAGCTTCTGCAAATATTGGAAGTCCAAGTGGTGTGCTAATGTCCACATTGTTCGCCTGTGGTGTCCGCAGCACTCCGTACAATGGCCCGTCCAGTTTCTCACCGTTTGCCTTGAGTATTGGCGGTGTATCTGTCATGAGGTCAGCCCACTTGGTCTGTTTAAGGTCAATCTTATCACCGATTGACTGAGGAGATTTTGATACATAGGCTCTATTTGATACATAGTACGGATAAGTTGTCACGCCATCCACGGCGATCTCGACAAATCTATGATATTCAAGCCTTGTGTAGTATTTCCGTCCAACAGTATAAGAATCCTTAAATATAATCCCTTTGATTTCCTGATTGTCATAATCCACAATCATCACGTCTGCTGGTGTAAATACGTCAAGGCTCTCGCCGTTTGGCTTAATAAACACTGTTCCATAAGCACAACCATATTCTACCCAGTGGCGAATCTGAAAATATACCTTGTCAATCTGTTCCTGAAGCCACGTAGCCCTTGCGGAACCATCAATCTGAATGCCGATCGCCAGCGTTGCGAGCCGAGCTGTTTCTGAGCAGACAGATTTAGCAAAATTGATCGTCTTGATATTATTCTTATCATCCAGCCATTCCGGCGCACCTCTGTAAATGTTCGCGCACCGGTTAATCAGCGATTCCATCTCTGGAAATTCTGCTGCCTGAATGTTGAAGTCCTCTTCGGCTTGTTTTTTGAATATCATATTAAACCACCTTTTTAGTGTTGTTATAAGTCCCATTATGCACTGTAACCTCTCCTGTTAAACAACGGCTCATAAGCATATCTAAGTGCCGAGATTGCATGATCATCTCCGTCAGGATAACCACTTATTACATTTCCCTCTTTGTCCCGATCGTACTCATATTCTGTGATTTCTTTATATGCGTTCGGTGTTCGCTTCGGGTCAATGACTATAGTCTTTGTCTGTAAGAATTTGAAACCATACTCGATACTTCCCGGTCCTTTGATTGCTCCTCTTGCAGGAAGTCCGGCATCCCGGAAGTCATTCACAGACTTAGGTTCCGCAGAATCACATATCATTGTGTAATCGTCATAGCCTTTTTTCTTGATCCAATCAGCAGTCTTAGAGTTGCTCCATTTATTTACATACAGCTCGTCAATCAGATATATCTTCTCTCTGGCAGAATCATAATAAGTTCGGAGATAGCAGAAGGCATCCGGGTACCATCCATAATCTACACCAGCGAAAATGCGGTCCATGTGGCTGATCTCTTCGTCTGTAATATCTCTGATTTCGAGATATTCAAATACGTTTCCGCCGTCACCATTTGGGACACCCAGGTATTCATGCTCATATGCTTCTGGATTGACTTCCTTTAAGTGCTCTGCATCATTAAGGAATTTCTGACCTAGCCACTCTGCCGGGGCTTCCAGATAACTTGAATGATGAATAACTCTTTTTGGGTTAGGTGTGAGCTTAATCCTATTTACCCAGTTTGATTTTGATTTTGGTGGGTTGTATGATGAAAAATCATAGGATTCATCACCACCACGAAGCACTGACTGATTAACAGAGCGTTCCTGAGCATCTCCCTTCATTTGATCTTTTTCTTCTTTCCAGAGGATTCCAATGTAGCCAAACTCCGGCTTAATGGATTTCAGTTTGGTTTCATCATCCAGACCACGGAAGTATATTGTCTGTCCAGTCTTAATATACTTGATCTCAAGTGGCGACACCTTGCATTCAAATTCTTCCATCAGTCCAAGTTCATTGATAGCCCATTTCATATTGGCGTATACGGAATCTTTCAGAGTGCCTGCCACCTGTCTTGTAATGCAGGCGTGCATCTGTGGATTATTCTTAATAAGCTCAACAATCTTAAAAGCTACGAAAGAGGACTTCAGACCACCTCGACCGCCCTCGAATACATATTCGATATTAGGCTTAATCTGTCGGTTAATATCCACGAATGCCTTGCCGAGCACTCTGGCAGGAAGTTCGTATTTGCTTTCGTCTGATTTTGATACAGCTACCAACTGTTCCCATTTGTCTACTGCCTGCATATTTCCTTTAATAGCTTTATCGTATACGGCAGCTACAATGCAGGCATTGTTATTTGCATCCTCATCAGATATTCCCATCTTTGTGAGCTTCTTTTTCGCAGTGGTCGGGGCAGGATTCTCAGCTATCATTTTTGCTAATTCAGAAAGGGTCTTTTTTTGACGGCGCACTTCTCCCGACTTAATACCGCCTTTTTTTGTTATTTCTCGGAGTTCGCTCGGAGTTCGTTCAGAATTTGGTATTAAATTTTTCTCATTTGCCATCCTATCAACATCCAATCATATCCTTTCTGAATTCAAAAAAGTCCCCAGTATAGCAGTTATATACAAATATAATACCACACTGGGGAGATTTAGCTCTCTACCACTTTTATAAATTTTTAAGTTTTTTTTAAAGCCTGCCAATCAGTTTGGCCAGATGATAATATTCCGCCATGACCTTGCGTTTGTATCCGTAAAAGTCATTCTCTGTTGCAGGAACTGTCCTGATCTTCTCCATTGTCCGATAACCAATACTGTTCACGATACTGTCATAGATTTGTGATTCGATACCGGGTGCATATTTGATAGATACCTGCAACAGATTATATTTATCGCTCTCGCTAAGATTCCGCAAGTGATTTTGTAATGTCGGTATATCATCCGGCGGCACTCCGTAGTCAATCAGTGTTGCCTTTCTTAACTTCATTTATTTCACCTTCTTCATTCAAGTTCCAGTCACATGGTATGCCTTGAAAACATTCTGGACAGTGTTCGTAGAATCCGCAGCCTTTGCAATCCGCTGGCTGTCCAGTGCAATATTGCTGTAATACGCGGTATGTTGATATAGCAAGGTTTGGTGTTATGTCTGGTGTAGGTTTGTTATTCATGTTTTATCTCCTCCAGCTTCTTCACAGCTTCTTCACGGGTGAGGAATACGGTTTTGCCAAGTTCATTATAATAATTGCAAAATAGCATAAATTGCAGATTGTTTTCTACGATATAAAATTTCTTTTCAGAATCACAATCGCAGTTACAATTATAATTCTCACAATCAATAACTGTTTCTCCAAATTTACTACATTCCGTATATTCATAAGTTATTCGATATACTTTTTTAAATAAATCATCTGGCAATCTCACAAGCAATCCCTGTTCTTCTAAGTCTTCATAAACAGCAAGTTTCGTAAGAATTTTATCCGCAAACGGTTTTAATAATCCATCCGTAATTTCTTCTTTTGCAACTCCTGTACCATCAACATTTCTTTCTCTTTCTGTTAATCTCTCCATCTACTTCACCTCTTATCGCTTACTTTTTATCGCTCATTTTCATCGCTTGTTTTTGTAATTTCTCTCAAGCAGGCATTCCAACCGTCGGCAAATAAGTTTTTCTGCACTTCGTAATTGCTCACGGGTGCAGTTGTACTTTTCTTCTCTGGTAACAGCTTCAATGGACACCAATCAGGTCTTGATTTGCTTTCGTAATCATAATGTTCTTCTGTCATCAGAATTACATCATAATCTAAACAATCGGCTAATTCACACAAACCCTCATATTCAAGTTCGCCGCAGTATGCAGTTCCGAACGGGCAATCATAGCAATTCTCTGGTGTATCTATTACTAATACTGATTTACTCATTCACTTCACTTCCTCTCAGCATCAGACTTAAAGTATTGTACCCCGGGACACAATTAATAAATTCTTTCTGGTCAGAACTAATACTCATCCCAATTTCCCAAATTTTGATGTATTTAATTAATTCGTCTGCATCTATTAAGCGCATTTTTCATTTCTCCTTTTAATCACTCGCCATGAAATTACCGAGGCATAACACACATGCTATAATATTAAGCACCAGAATATCCCATTTCTGATTGATTATATTCACAACAATGCATACAGCGTCTGCAATGCCTAAAACTAATGAAAAATATTTACTCATTGTTTTCATCCTCCCATACTCCCAATAACCGCATTCTCTCATACAGTACAGCGACAGTCTTGCGCCTGTATCCGTAGAAGTCTTTCGGGTTCATCGGGATATATCTTTCTTTACTGATTTTCCTGTAACTTTTCCGGTGCAAGATATTCTCAATAACCATATCCGCTATCACCGTGTTCTTCGGGCAAGCTGACAAGGCAGCACTGGAAAGCAGGTATCCGTACTCTGCCGGGAAGTCTTTCAGCATCGTATTCAGTTTTTCTATGTCCTCTGCCGGAATACCGTAGTCTTTCAGCTTTTTATTCCTTGTCAGCATATCGTTCTCCTTTCCATCCTGTATAATCTTCAAATTTTCTTACACTTTCAAACGTAGCTCTCATATTTACCCATCGTTGTAACCTTCTGACGGAATCGGTAGACTTTGTGTTTTGCTTATCAAAAATCATCACGTAGGGCCAATACCCTAAATCCCGAAGTGTGTATACTCTTTCCAAATCCTGTTCAAATGTGGTATTAAAATTTGTCAGCACATATACAGACATTTTTCTGCGATCCCACTCAGTTATTTCCTTAAACATTTGAAATTTCGGAATAATTATGCCTTTGTCTTCATATCTGTCCCACGCAAAATGAATCTGTTTTATTTTCATTTGCTTAATGTAATTCGCCTTTTCTTCGGTCATAATCCGAATATCACAGCCTTGTGAAAAATCTATATATGCTTTGCTGTCTATTAACTGTTCAGATAGACTTTTCCATTCTGTACAAGCGAACATGTTCGGATCAAGCAAGACTATATTCTTTTGACCATTCCAAAATTCTGATAAATCTGCTACTTTACAGCTTTTCTTTCCTTCTTTATCTTTTACGATACAGAAATCGCACCCTCTAGGACATCCTCTTGTAAGAAAGCCATAAGCGGTATTTTTGCATAATTCTGGGTAAAGACTATAATCAGGATAAATGTGTTCAATTTCATCCGGTAATGGCTCCCCACCAGACGGATACTCATATCCCGTGCCACCTTTTATGATTTTGTTTGCACATACAGGATACGGATAATCCGGCGTAAACGTAAATACCTTACTCATATACACCTTATCTGGTGGATTTATCCATGCTGTTAATGGGTCGTACCATTCTACGGAGTCACCTTTTTCCTTATGCCATGCCGATATTTTCATCAATGGCAGATTCGGAAAATTATGGCCATCAACATCTATAAGTTGTATTCTCATAGCTTCCTTTCTATTCGTCTGGGTGGTTCTTATCGTACATGATGGCTATACATACAAGACCAGTTACGCCGATTATGGCTCCAATGGTGAATCCTAATAAGAATGTAATCATGCTTCCACCTCGCTATCCTCTGGCATCTGAAAGACCATTTTGTTCATAAGTACTTTTCCAATAGCTTCAGCCAGAAGTTCATTTTCTTTCGACGCTGGCGCTTCTTGGAACATCTTTCCAATATTCGGAACTGTCATTGGAACTAACTCTGTGTCCGCATAGGCTTCCTGAATCATATCCAGTACTTTCATGGCTTTTGCTTTGGTGGAATAATGACCCAATGAAATATACTCATCTTCTCCTGGATTCATCTGGCTCCAACAAATAATTTCTTTACCATTAATGTTATTGATATTTACAACAATGTTTTCAAACTTTACCAGTGTCATTTTATTCTGACTTCTGATTAACATTTTGCGTCCTCCTTAATCTTACAAAAATCGCATTCAGTATTGCATTTTTTCCACTCGTCTGAATATTCTTCATATCCATCCGCTCCATTCAAATACTTGTATGTAAGTACATTCATACATCTTTCGCAGGCCGTAGAAAAAACAACGAGTGCTTCCTGTAGTGTATAATCTCCGCTGTTTACCATTGCCATTATGACATCTTGATTTCCACCTCCAATACTTGTATGAAGGTCAATAAGTGGTGTAATATCCGTTCCATAATCCCATTTTCTTCCCCATGGCTGCCACCACTTTCTTGTTTGGTTACACCCGCAATTAGTGCATATATGGCCTTTTAATCCCTTTATCAGACCTGTATCCTTTTTCCAATATTTTCTTTTGTGTTTGCATGTTTCCTTTTGAGATTTGCTATGTACCGCATAAATGCTTTCCGTTATTTGCAGCGGGAAACAAGAATGATACGTTCTTGCCTTTTCCGGTGCTTCCCACATTAAATCTTCTTTTTGATTAATCACATTTCCGTTTTCATCCTCGTACCAAATTCCTAACTTCAATTTTGCTTTATCAATATTCATTACTTACCTCACTTTCCCCATGTAAGTAACTGGCACGCTATTGTGCAGTCTTCCATGATTAATTTATCCAAATGCTACCTGTCCGTTATTCTCCGGGATTCTTTAATACAATCCCTAACTCTTCTTTAATAGCGTCTACATAATCAATCCATTCTGCCAGACCGTCATTGATATAATCAGCAGCCCGGTCAAGCCCATTTCTGAATCTCTGACAGCGCTTCTCGCCAAAACCGAAATCATCATGCAGAACGGCGATTGACAATATTACAAATGAATCCGCTATAACCTCTTTTATCTTTTCTGACGCTTTATCAAGGTCTTTTACTGCCAGAGAGGTATGTATCCCGGTCACACCCCGGAACTTGCATTCCTGTTCGAGGGCTTCAATCCCGCCCTGTTTAACAATTCGTCTGGCAAGGTCAAGCCCGTCCTCCCTGCCTCGCTCATATTCACGCATTTTATTCATTGTGTTAGACCTCCACGCTTTTTTTTAGTATTCCCATCCAACAGCCCTCCTTATCTTCTGAGTCAGAATGTCAAACTGTAAGAATAATTCCCTGTCCTTACATTTCCTTGCTTTTATGTCACAGTCATAATCATT